GGAATTCCTTATTCTCTAGGAATTGGTTTACATGGTCCTCCTGGAACCGGTAAAACTTCATTTATTAAAGCGTTAGCTAATTATACTAATAGACATATTATAGTATTATCTCTTAAAATTATTAAAACAAAACGTCAATTAGAGCGATTTTTCTTTGAAAATAGATATAATGAAGATAATGAAAAAGATGATATATCTTTTGATAAAAAAATTATTGTATTTGAGGATATAGATTGTATTGGTGATATTGTATTAGATAGAACTAAAAAGGAAGAAAAATCTACACTTATTAAATCTGATAGCGATAATATTAAAATTGGTGATGTTTTACAATCTATTTGTGAATTAAATGAATCTGGTACTACAAAAATAATGTCAAAAATTAACGAAGAAGAAGCAATAACGTTAGATGATATTCTTAACTTATGGGATGGTATTAGAGAGACACCTGGAAGAATTTTGATTATTTCTTCAAATCATTATGATAAATTGGATCCTGCTCTAGTTAGACCTGGTAGAATTGACATAACACATGAACTTAACAATGTTAGCCACAATACTTTGGCAGAAATGTATTTAAATTTATTTGAAACCGGAATAGATAGAGAGAAACTTGTAAAGGTAGAAGAATTTTTATATTCACCTGCTGAAATAATAAACATATATGTAGCGAATAAAAACGAAGATACATTTATGTCCCGCCTACTAGAAAATAAAAATGTTTAATAATTATACGTTTTATTATAAAATAGTTTATACTTTTTTATAATAATTAAATGATTAATGAGTATGTTATTAAATTAATAGAAAATTTACCAGATGATATTAAAAATGTGAATGAACCAGTTAAAATGGATGTTGTATTAGATGGCGGAATATTTAACGGAAGTTATCATGTAGGTGCCTTGTATTTTTTAAAAGAAATGGAAAACAGAAAGTACATTAAAATAGAACGAATATCTGGATGTAGTGTCGGAGCAATTGTTGGATTTTTATATTTTATCGATGCTCTCGATTTGATGCCTAAATTATATGATTTAATTAATAAAGAATTTAGGCAAACATATAACCTTAATCTGATTAAGGAATTAAAAAAACATTTATCTGAACGCATCCCTAGTGATATATGTGAGAGAGTAAATGGAAGATTATATATTACATATAATAACATAAAAAAAGGCACTAAACCCGTTAAATCGGTTTACAAAGATGTCGATGATATAATTAATACAATTATCAAGTCTAGTTATATACCTTATCTAATAGACGGAAATATATTGTACGAAAACAAAGCTGTTGACGGTATAATACCATTTGTTTTTAAAGAAAGAGAGAAAAAAATTCTATATTTAGATCTTTTTGGGAGCGACAAATTAGGAAATTTATTAAATGTTAAGAATGAAAAAAGTAATTATCATAGAATTCTCTCTGGACTACTTGATATACATAGTTTTTTTATAAAGAAAAGCAATACACCTATGTGTAGTTATGTAAATGATTGGAATTATTCTAACATTTGTTTTAACTATATAAAAACTATAATAGAGAGAATATGTATTTATCTAATACATGTATTACTATTTTTAAAAAAAAATATTTCATGTGAGTTTAAAGAGACAGTATTATATAAAATATTATCAAAAATATCATATGACATTTTTATCATAATATTGGAAAATTATTGTTTATAAGTTTATAAGTTTAAATTGTTTAGCATTTATATTACTAATAAATATGGCAGATATGGAGAATATTGACATTTCTACTTCAGACTTCTCACTAGGAGATATTCCTGACATTAATGAAGTTTTGTCTTTTGATAATAGCGAGGACTATTTAAAATATATTTATATTGCGATTGCTATTGTAGTTGCTGTAATATTATTTTTAATTTATAAATATTATGTTAACAAAGATAAACAGGTAACATTTCAAGATAAATTAGATAATTGTTATGGAGATGTTTGTTATAGAAATAATTAAAAACCTTAATATTTTCTGCGCGTTTTACCCCCATAAATAGCGAAACCTTTATTTTTTTTGGTACCAACTTTCCTTTTCTTTTTTTTATTTTTAACATCATCTGATTTTTTATTTTTAACATCATCTGATTTTTTATTTTTAATATCATCCGGTTTATAATTTAAAAACCATTCTTCTATTTCTTCTTTATTACCATTTTGTTTAATTTCTTTATATTTTGCTGCTTTATGCGAACGCATTTCTTCAACAGATTCTTGATGACCATAGCATGTAATACTAAAACGTCTAAGTAATCCTTTTTGTTCTAATCTATTTTTTTGTTGAACTTCAAAAAGAAATTTTGACATACATAATATTCTATCTAAAAATTGATTATAATATGGTCTATCGGCATATAAAAATGCTAAATAAAAACTCAACATGGTATCAATTGTTGCTATTTTTACTTTCTCACCTTTTATACTCAGAACATTATAACTATGACACGCAATTGGTTTGTATATAAAAACAATTGTATCATTTCCAAGTTTAACTTCAAAATGTTCTGGTATTACTTCTCCAACTGGCTGCCTTTTAATTATTTTGGCATTTTTAACACCAACATCTTTTAAACGTTCTTTTATAATTTGTGCTGTTGCTTCAGGATCATTTGATAATACATCAAAGTCTGCTATTCTCTCCAATTTATGTTGAAGATTTTTTGGCATGTATTGAGAATATAATGAAATTGCGTACCCACCAAAAAATACTACTCCTTGATTAACAAGTGTATTTCTGACATTATCGTAAATAATATCTTCCTGCGTTTTATTTTCCATGCCTCTTTGAAACTCAACCTCATTACAATTTATATTTGTAATTGGATAATGTTTGTTTAACAATGCTAAACGCTTCATTACTTTTTCCCATCTACTTGTATCTCCAGCTGGTCTTGATAACTCTAAATACATTGACATTCTTAAGTAATTTGGGGGTGTATATAGAATTCCACCAACTCTGATTGAATCCTTTTTAAGTGCATTATATATTGGTTTTGGTAAAAGCGTAATATCAGCAACTGGTATATAATTTACAAAAACTTTATATGTACCATGATGTTGACCTGCTTTTGCTTCTACATCTGTAAAACCTTTTTTGTAATATATATCTGCTAATTCTTTCGCATCATCTAAAGCATTTGTAGTAAAAAAATCATAATCTGGCACTTCCAATTCTTTGTTATAAAATTGATCTTCCGATGGTAATATATTATTAATTGCGGTTCCACCATAACAAATTAAATTTTTTTGTTTAATGAAGTCTTCAACTATTTTAATAATATTTCTGATATCATCCGAGTTTACAACGCGTTTTGCTATTTTTTCTTCGGCTTTATCAACTGCCATTCTTAATATTGCTAATTCACAATCATCAAATGTTAAATCTTTACAAACATTTTTCGATTTCATACTTTCTTATATATTACCTAGAATTAATTATTAAATAAAATTCAAAAGCTATTTAATAATTAGTATTAAAATCATTTAAATATATACATCAATGAAGGAGTTATTTCGTATATCTACAGTATTATAAAAATCCTTTTTTTTAAATATACTACCACATCCATTACATTGACATTGTGTTAAACTAATAATATGAAATCTTCTATTAATATTATGAATCTGTCCTTCTTCCATACAACTAGGACACTTATAATTATCTTGTCTAATTTTTGATTTAATATTTGGTTTAATAATTATATTAGATATAATATTTCCCATTTAATTAAATAAATTTATATTTTTAAGTTTATTTAATTTTATTTAATTTTATTTAATTTAATAACTAAAACTATAAAAGTCACTGCTAGCTTCACGTGTAGAGTATGAGTAAGCAGGATTTTGTGGAGTTGGTGTTGGAATTGTAACAGGTACGTATCGTAGTGCTTCTGGTTTCAATGAAAACGCGTAACCTGCTCTATCAAAAAACTGAGCATTTTCCATAAGCAAATTATCTACTAATTGATAACGCATAGCAACCATTTGGCAACCATATGCTCTACACAAAGTAGCACTTGGATTAGCTGGACTTACACCACTATCAGGGAATACAATTGTCATACCTCTTTTATTAAATTCGGTTAATTCTTGAACATCTGGATTATTTTTTACACCATAATAATCATATGTTCTCATAAATGCTGAATTACTAGTTATGTTTACGTATTCAAGAAATTCCTTACTTTCTAAAAACGCGTTATTAATTTTGTCAACAATTAAAATAACTTTGTTTTTGAAATTTAATAAAGGTATATTTCCTAAATTTTTACCCGAATTTTCAAAACTATATTCTTTTCCAAGCATTATATTGTCATATGATTTGAATATATCAGCTAATTTTGTATACATATCTTGGTTGTTACTTTTAATTCTTAAGTGAATTAAAATGGGATCAGTAGAATTAGGACATGTGCTTCCAGCAAAAGCATAATTATTAATTGTATCCATTACACTTCCAAAATTTACAGAATTAAATGTTTCCTTAACATAATAATCATCCGATGTACTTGTAGCAACAACTGGTTGATTATTTACTGAATAAATTTCGAAGTCTAAACATCTAACACCTTCCTTTAGAACTGCTTTTAAATTACATAAATTTACAAAATCATTTTTATAACTTCCGCCTGAGCAAGCATTATAAGCTGTTTTAATATAATAATCGAATAAATTGAATTTACAGTCTGGATCATTGGCTGAAATTGGCCTTATATTGCCATTAACACTAGAATATAAATTATTCATATAATCACATTCGCTATTGTCTAATCTACTTAAGTAAATCATGTAACCAATAAATATAACCAAAATTATAAAAATAAGTGCCATTATCATATACGACTGGAAATCTTCGTCTAAAGATTGTAATTTTGACAAATAATCTGTAGGTTGACTTGACATTAATCTAATATATAATTATCTTTTAATTTTAGAATCAATTAAATTTATTATATTATCATGAAATTATGAATTAAAAAATAGTACTATTATATACATAATAACATGGCCGGAGGTCTCATGCAACTAGTAGCAATTGGACAACAAAATCTAATACTTAATTCAAATCCCCAAAAAACATTCTGGAAGGCTGCGTATAAAAAATACACCAATTATGGTAAGCAGAATTTCAGACTTGATTTCGAGGGAACCCCTTCATTAAGCTTAACAACTGAATCAACCTTTAATTTTAAGGTGAAAAGATATGCTGATCTTCTTATGGATTGTTATATTTCAATTAATTTACCAACTATTTGGAGCCCTATTTTCCCTCCACAAGCTGTAACTCAGTCTGATGGTTCAACTATTTATACCGATTGGGTACCATATGAATTCCAATGGATAAAAGATATTGGTGCTCAAATTATTAGCCGCATTACTATTACTTGTGGTAATCAAAAATTACAAGAATATTCAGGACAATATATTTTAGCTTCAACTCAAAGAGATTTTTCTAGTAAAAAATTAGAATTATTTAATGAAATGATAGGTAATGTTCCTGAATTAAATGATCCAGCAAATGCTGGTTCTCGTGTAAACGCGTATCCAAATGCTTTTTTTGCGGGTATGCCACCACCAAATCAAACAGCACCTAACCCAGCAGGCGCTCAGCCTTCTATAAGTGGTAGAACCTTAATGATTCCTCTAGGAGCCTGGTTTAATTTAGTTTCAACACAAGCATTTCCTTTAGTCGCACTTCAATACAATGAGTTACAAATTAGCGTATCATTTAGACCGGTGAATGAGTGGTTTACAATTCGTGATGTGATGGATTATACAAATAATTTTCCCGTAGTTGCTCCAAACTTTAATCAATTTTATATGCAGTTTTATAGATTTCTTCAGACACCTCCTGATGAAGCTCTTGGTCCAAACTCTTATCTAGATACTAGAACTAACTGGAATGCTGATATTAATTTAAATTGTACTTATTGTTTTCTCTCAAATGATGAATCTGAAATATTTGCTAAAAATGAACAAAAGTATATTTTCAAACAAGTATACGAAAAACCATACTATAATGTCACTGGAGCGAACAAGATCAACTTGGATTCAATAGGTATGGTTATCAGTTGGTTGTTTTATTTTCAACGGAGCGATGCTAATTTACGTAATCAATGGTCTAACTATACAAATTGGCCTTACGAATACATGCCTCAAGATGTAACACCAGCTTCAACTGCCGGCTATTATCCAAATCCAAATCCAACACCACCTCCACCTCCACCAAATCTCGCAACACTTGGTCCGGGTTTGAATCCAGATGGGTCGTTAACTGGGTTATATACAACTGGAGTGTATAATCCACAAAA